TTCCGATCTAGGAGCATTTTGCTTAATACTATCAACAGATTCTCTAGATATACCACCAACAGATGATTGAACAGTTTGTACTACAACCTGCTCACCACTTAATGTCAATGTGCTACCAACTGAAAACTGTCTTGCATTATTAGCAGGAGCCCCTACTGTGGCAAGATAATCAATTATAACAATATTTCCTGCTTCAAGAGCTTTTCCTACAACACCGTCTCCAAATCTAATTTGATACAAACTATCTGCACCTTCTTCAATAAAATATGCAGCAGTTGTAGATTTAACATCTATAAATTTGTCTCGGTGTGTAAAAGTAGTAAGTCCAAAATCTGTTGCTGATTTTTGAACACGAACTCTTAATGTTGATGTGTCTACTCCAACATTAGGAATAGTAAAAGGTCCAGTTAAGTTAGAACTATTTACAATAAAGTTATTTGAAACTCGACGGCCTTCCTTAATTTTTAAGTTGGGGAAGTAAAACAAATCTCTTCCCTGATTACTTCTTAAAATAGAAAATTGTCCAGTTTGAGGAAAAAATGTATAAAATTGCCCATCAACGGTTGTTTGGAAACGAGTGTCTCTTGTAATAGTTAAAATTGTGTCAGTATAACCGGCTGGGGGATATACAACCAAATTTACAGTTGCTTCGGCAGAACGTCTTGACCTTGGTGTGTATCCAATAGCTTTTGCCAAAGATACCACCGAGGAACGTTTTACTGCACTATCAAGAAAACTTTCGTTTACAATCATGTGGGACAACATAGCATTATAATGTGTATTATAAGCTAAGACGTCTAAAAGAACTGAAAGGCCAGAGCCCTCAAAGTTATAATCTGAAAACTCTTCTTGAGATTGCAGATAAGTTTGTAAACTTTGCTTAATAGAAGCAAAGTCTAGTTCAGAGACGTCTAGTTGTGCCATGTTACCCTCGACTTATTTTTTGTTATTAAACAATAACCCAATCTTCGTCAGCGTCAACAGTAGTAATAGTCATGGTAATACCTTTATCGGCATTCCAAGCATCTCTGTCTAATGCTTCTTGTGGTTTTGGATCTAACCACAACACTGGATCTTCGTCAGTGCATCTAATTCTTGTTTCCCTGTAGTCACCCCAGTTTTCGGAAACTGTTTGAATTAGCAGACTCTTGTCAGCGTTCAATGCTTCTGTTGCTGGAAATGCTGGATCGATAGCATATGATGCCTCGATTACATGGGGGTGTAAGCCTTCAAATCTAGGACTATCAGAATAGTCTGTGATTGACTCTAAATGATCGTCAAACCATTCAGCAGTTTCCGGCTTTTCTTCTCGGATAATAGTAATTTTATTAGCCATTTTATCTTATTCTCCTTAAATTTAATGAAAGTGTTTGAGGCGAATCAACGCCTCTCACGGTATAATAGATTGCCACACTATATGAGTTTTGATCAACCTCAGGCTGTACCTCAACCTTGTCAAGTCCAACCCTTGGCTCATAATTAGCAATGACTTGTTCTACAATTTTTTGCAATGCTACAGCTACCTGAGGACTAACATTTTCAAATAATAATCCTCTGATGCCGGTTCCTAATCTAGGTCTAAACAACCTCTCATTGAAGTTCGTAGACACTAAATTAATTAATGATTGTTTGACTGCGTTTACATCAACAACCTTAGAGACATCTCCAGTAGCTGGATTTGCTGTAAAATTCATATCCAGGTCTTTGTATAGTCTGCTTTGTCTGGCTGTTAGTATCGGCATAAATGTATTTATAACAATTAGCCACGTGGGCCTTTATATATTTTAGGAGGCTCAAAGTTTTCAAATCTTTGTTCTGCTTCTCCTATTCTAGCACCAATATCTATTGTAAATACAGGCTCTGGAAGTGGAGGTAGTTTATATCCCTTTAATATAGCCTTAGCGTCAACTTCAGGGAATGTAATTCCAGTAGATTTTATTATAAGTTCGCCTGAAGGATCCTCATTTACATTTGGCAATAACTTACAAAGAGCCGCTATATCTGTTGCTCCCTGTCCTAAAAGACTAGAAGCTAAGCCTAATAGTTGATCAAAGTCTCTTATTGGATTGCCTGAAAGTTCAAATCCTCCAAGACTGTCAATGATGCCTCCCCACTTTTTGCCTAATTGTTGCATTTTTGCAGCGGCTGCAAGTGCTTCGTTTCCGCCAGCAGCAATTTTATCAACTAAGTCGAGTGCCTCTTTAAGTCCGCCTTCTAAGTTCTCAGCTTTTTCTTTTACTGCATCAGGAATCATAGAAAGTAATTTATCTTTGAGAGAATTGATTTCGTTCTCAACCAACCCTTCAAGAGCATCAAAAAGATCTGAGACTCCAAACAAAACTGAATCTAATAAATCGTCAAAAGCATCATCAAACTCTTTAATTTTTTCTGCTAATTCTCGCAACCCTTTTGCAGGACCACAATCTGTTGGATCTCCAAAACCAATACCACCAGTTATGCCAGGATAGTTTGTTTTAGGAGTTTTAGGTTTAGGAGGCTTAGAAGTTGGAGGTTGTCCTGCTGGGGGATTAGGGCTACTAGTAGCACCACCGCCACCACCTCCTCCGCATGCTTTACCGCTTTGCATGCCGGGAGTTAGGGACATGGGTGTTGCTATTGGCTTCCCATTTTCGTCTAACAGTCCAGCGAGATCCCCTCCTGGAACAGGGAACCCTCTTGCTGCTCTTTTATCTACAGGTACTTGGTTAGGGGGATATGTTCTAGTGTCGTTTACATCAATACCAAATCTGAAATAATATGCTCTTGCGTATTCGGTATCATTAATATGGCCACCACCACAATCAGGCTCTGCTTGTTTTGAGTATTCTCCTCCACCAATAATGCCATTAAGAGCAGGCTGCTCGGGTGCCTCAGAATCTTCTTCTGCAGGGGGCAGTACTTTATTAGCCTCGTATAATTTTGTAACTTCAATAACACCAGGAACAGGATACCCATAAGTGGTTTCTATTTCATCAACGTTAAAACGATCCCCTACTTTATAACCATCTCCACGATCTACAACACTAACATTCGTTAAGGTTCCTAAATTAACAGTAGAAACGGTAAATTCAAAAGTAGCATTGTTTCCAAGATTACCTGGAGCTCTTTTAGCACGAACATTACCGGGTGTCAGTCTTTCTCCAGTCTCAACAATACGAACTAATTCAATTGGTCCGGTTTTTGCCTCAACAATTTGTCCTCCATAAAATCCTGCTTTTGAGGATTTATTTAAAACAGAGTAAATCTTCATTGGAATTGATTGAGCGTTTACTGACTTAAGAACACTCTCTAAGTTTCCGGGCTCTGATGTTAAATGAATTCCAAGATAACCATTGTAACCATCATATGGTATTTCTAATGAATTGACTGAAGGTGTAACAGTTCCGTGAATAATAAAAAAGGAGTATCGCCAATACTTAATACCTTCTATGGTAGTTTCGCCATGGAAAAATGCGTTTACTTTTTGTAATCTACCATCTACAGTAATAGGATTAGAGCCTGCATTTTGACTAAGAGTTACTGTTAGATTTGCAAATGTTCTATCTGAATACCCTGTTATCTCTTTAAATGCTTGTACTGGAATGTGGATGAAAATTGTTCGTTCACCCCAGTCATGATTATTAGGATTTCCGTCAGGTAGTACTGCACTACCCTCAATATAAGGTCCTCTTGACCACGGATAAAAAGATACACCGTTGCTACCAACTCTGAAATCAGACATACTGCCTGGTTCATTTAAGTCTAAAACAGGATTTGTTTCAGGATTTAGAGGAGTATCCCATCCTAATGAAAATATCTTTTCCTGTTCTAAATATTTTTCAAATGATGCCATATTAGTCTCCCTTACGCATCAGGCTCTGATGTATCTGTTGGAGAACCGCTACCTGGTATCTCTTTGTGTTTATGTGTGGCTAATGTTGGAGCATTACCTTCGTCAGTTGAAATATCTCCGCCTGCGTGAATAGTGTCTTCAACATTCAACGTACCTGTTTGAGTACCAATACTCTGAATTGAAACATTACTTAAGAAGCCAGTACCCTCTGTTGTTTGATGTAGGTAGTAACCATTGTGTATTGTAGTGGTATGATTGCCTCCGGTAGGTTGTTGTGCTGGCGCTGTCTCTTCGCCTGTTTCTGGATCTATTTCTGGTGGCTGATACGGAGTTCCAATTATAAAGGATTGATCCACGCCAACATTCATTGTCTGACTATCTGCGACTGTAATTTCTTGTTCTGCATTAGTTCTAATAAACATCTTCTTCTCTGAAAGAACGTCCATTTCGTCTTCTCTAGATTCTATTGTCATTTTCTTTTTAGAAACAAGATAGCCTGTTTCCAATGTAGCAAGACTAAATAAACCTGCTACACCTAAGTTATATTTACCCTTAACAAGAGTAGTATAATTGTCTGCAACTGAAACTTTCATGTTCTTAAGATGTTTATATTTTACATCTCCATAAACTGTAGTCTGTTTATCTTTACCAACTGAGTGATATTGATTGCCTACAATAGTTTCTGAGTCGTCTCCACTAACACGCAATCCTTTGTCGCCGTTAATTTGTGTGTTTTGATTAGACAATACTTCCATGATGTCATTACCACCAATCTTAGTATGCCTATCTCCTCTAATTGTTACAAACTTATCCCCGTCAATTTCTTCGTAAACATCTCCGTTAACATACATGTGAGCATCGCCTTTAACATTAACTGTAAGGCGTCCCTCTACATAAACGTTTTTATCTTTTAATAAAATGCTAAAGTCGTTACCAACAACCTTAGTAATCTTTTGTCCGTCCCATTGTATTTCTTCAAAAGTACCTGAGTTGTGGTAAGTATGAATTCTGCCATTGCCTGGGGAATCGTCAATTTCAAAAGCATGTCCTGACTCAGTTTCCAAAACATTGTTGTAAGGATACATTGACGTTTGGCCGGGCTTGATAATGTCTGCGGTTGGCTTTGTTCCTAATGGTACATAAGATGCTTCTCCAACATCTTTTATTTTATTTCCGTCAACTTCCATTTTACTAAAACGAGGATTTGGCTCGTCATAGTGTGTTCTTTCATAAATTTTGCCGTCTTTTTGTCCAGCAACAGAACTAACATCTGGTGCCATAGCAACAGGAATATCGGTAAGTCTTGTTGCTCTTTTGTTAATAAGAGAGGCATGTAACTCGGCATCTTCTCCTCTAGCTAGTCTGCTAGAATCAGGCTCTTCTATAGAGTTATAACCTGTGCCAGTTTCAGCTTTTGGAAAAACACCTAAAACATCTGTAAAGCCCATCAAAGGATCGGGAGGAGAAGCGCTTTTGTCTTCTAAGTTAGGACCTTTTTGTGGATTTGCTGAGAAGCAGCCCATAATAACTGGCATTTGCATATCGTCTCCGTCAGCAAAAAATCCAATTACTCTAGCCCCTTCTACTAAAGCTGGGTTATGCCCAACACCGGAAATACCGGGTGTTGTAGTGGGAAGCATGGAAACGGCCCAAGGCAAGTCTTTTATAGGCAAAGCTTCTTTATTGCCGGTGTTGTAACCAATAATACGAACACGATATCTTCCAAGGAATTCTGGGTCTGCTCTGTCCTCTACAATACCAATCCACCAAAAAAAGTTCATTCTAGTAATCATAATTAATCCTCTTGTCCGCCCAAGCTGTACTCTAAACCGTTTCTAATAACTTCTGCAAAGATAGTGTGTCTACTAGCATCAAACTTATGATGTAATGCTGAAAGGACATAAACTCCTGATAACAATTTATCAAAAACAGGTTTACTATTATCTTGATATTTTTCACCAATGGTAGGAAAGTCTAAGTAAATACAATCTCCAACCTGTATATCTGTTCTTCCTGGTATTTCAATTCTAAACTTATATTGTTGAAGAGAAGCAAAGTATGACTTTCTCCACATTGTTTGTCCAATAAACTCCTCATTGTATTCAAAATCATCAAAAAGATAAGAGTTTAAAGGTATAAAAGTTTGGTTGGCATACGGATTGCTGTTTACTTTTTTAGGTATCGGTACACCGTCATTTGTTTTTACATAATCTTTGAAATATTTTTTAGCATCCCAAAAAGATTCAAAATGTTCGCCTGTTGTAAAGTTAAAGGCTCGTCCTGCACTAGAATAAAATCCTGAGTCTTGTGTTGCAATAATATCCATTGTAGAAGGTATCTGTATGTCCTCTACAACGGTAAAACCATCAGGAAGTTTCGCACCGCGATATCCATATCCATTTGCTCTTCTTTGTATTTTAGTACCAGGTTGTTCTACTACATAGTGCTCAAATAAACTTCCTTGCACCTGTTCCTTAATTATAGTTTCGATGGTTGTAAAATAAAAACTTTTGTTAGACTCAAAAAATATGAAGTCAGTACCTGCGTTGTTTGCTCCTCTAGAAAGTTTACATAAGTAGTTTAAGGATCTTAAAGGTGTCCAAAAACAAGGTGTAAAAGTAACTTCAAACTGATGTGGTTTGTCTGTTACAATTAAACTACCTTCCTCTTGAATTTTGCCAAATAACTTTTCTGCCAAGTCGTGTGTATAGCCTCTAAAAGTTTCTGACAAAGTTATAATCTGATCCTTATAACCTTCTATCGACATAAAGCATAATTTAAAGCCTTGTTCTCTATCATTAGAAAAAGTTCTTGATTCTAATGCGTAACACTGAAATTTATGCTTAATCATTCCTGCAGCTGCTTTTTCAAATACTTTTGTTCTATAAGCAATTTCAAGAATTTCATTTCCTAATATAGGAAAATCTGTAACAATGTTTGCAGAATCAGAAATAACAAGCTCTCCGTGCATAACAGGCGACCAAAGGTCCTCGTAAATGTTGACCTCAGCTATAAAATTTTCTATATCGATTGTATCGCCAAATTGATTAGTTAGAGTTGCTGTCTCTAACTTAACGTCACCTGGTTCGGTACTTAGCTCATCTTCTAATGCCATTTTTTATCCTGTAATTAGCTCTTGATATCTATCAACAAACGATGCAACACTTTCTTTTCTCAAAACTTTAATCATTCTCTTTTTATCGTTTAATTGAGATTCATATTCATAGTTTGTTACATCAAGTATTTCGCTATTTGCCCACTTGGCAGGATCGTAATCAACAACAATGGGATCATCGTCATTTTCTGTGTCTGCTATAATATAATGATGGGTATCTGTAGCGTTGTTTTTACCGTATTTATCTTCACAATATTCAAACATTGTGTTTTGATGTTTCGGCCAATCTGTATTTAGATTTATAATATCGTTAAGAACTAAGATTGTCCAGTAGTAATCGACTGTTCCATATAAAGCCATTGAAACATGTTCTGGCTTTTCTCCATCAGTAATAAAATAGTCAACTATAGAAAGTCTTTGATATAAAGCTAGTTTTGCTATATTATTTTCAACACCAACTCGTCTAACAATGTCTTTAAATCTTACATTTTTATCTTTAAACGGATAGATGATATTTGGAAAGTCTTTAAAATACATTACATTCCTTCCTCAATTCTTTGTGCATTTAGTACATCTAGCTCAGTAAACTCCATGGCAAGATTTATTTCTGCAGGAGCACCGTTTGTTCCTTTAACTGTATTGAATTGATCACCACCATATGTAATTTTCATATTTGTTAAAACACAAGATGCAATTTTATTAATGTGTACGTTTTTAGAACCTCTATAGTAGTATTCAATATTAAACTCTGAGGGATAAATTAAGAACAAACCGCTTGTGCTAACCTCAGGGTGCATATGTCGTTTAAACTGATAAATGATACTTTGAACATTTTGATATTCTTGCGCATTTCTAGGAACAAACTGATAAGTAAATGAAAACTGTCTAAAGTCCATTGACTTAAATAATTGTTCTTTATAAGGGTTGGGTACTTTCTTAGATGTTGCTTCAATAGCGGCTCCTAAGTCCATGTCTACTCCTAAACCTTTAGGAATAGATGCAGCGGCTGCAATAGTACCCCTGCCCACTAACTCAGCCATTTCCGCGTTCATTGAGCCAGCGATGCTTGATTTACCACTAGCCAAATTTCCAAGGACTGCTCCTAATTCCGCTGTTTCCCAGTTTGCTTTATATGTAACAGTGGGAGGATTATTAATATGTAAACTAATTGAGGAGTCCAATCTGTATGTTGTCTCAGTATCTGTTATTCCCCCAACAATAGTTCCTGCAGCTATACCAGTACCCAAAGCCAACAAGGGTTTTGCTAAAGCACTTGGATTGTTTCCCATATTAGTACCCAATGCAACTGCACCACCAGCTAAAGCCGCTCCGGCGCCCATAATAGTATCTTCGTTTTCTCCTTTTGCTCTAGACTCTCTAGAGAGATATTCGTCTTGATATGCCTGTTGTGAAGCCGCCCAATCTGCGTCATTTTGTTTTTCATCAAATAACTGACGTCCCATTGAACTGTTTGATCTTACATTAATATGAAATACAACAGTGTGGGGCATTTCAACTCCCCCTGCCTCTGAAGGATAAGACATTACCTTAGGCGTAAAGTCATATGTTCTGTTTTCTACAGACTCATGATATGCTGAAACTTGCTGTTCAAGTTTGCGTTCTTCTACAACAGTATCATTTCTATCGCCTGTCAAAGCATTGACGATATTGTCTATCCATTCCATTTATGATGTCCCCGTATAAATAAACATGTTATAGTATTTATAAAGGTTTCGTGATCGTATGTCAATGTATTCTAAAGATGTTTATCAAGGAAGATTTGTTCCGACAAATCCATCCAAGTATAAAGGTGATGTGACTAACATTATTTATAGAAGTTCTTATGAACTGAAGTTCATGAACTGGTGTGATAAAAATAATGACGTAAAACAATGG